ATAAGGATCATCAGACGGACATTAATGTTCTACTGAAATTGTTAAACTCAAATGGACGAGATTATATCGTCAAAGGAGAAATCTAATGAATAAATCAAGATCAATGATGGTGGGTGTAGTTGCAGCAGTCCTGTTTGCGTTGTCTATGGTGGTATTGGGTACTGCCGATGCCGGTGATGTCCGGTGGAGTATCCAGTTGCATTTCCCGATAACAGGACATGGTCATTCAGGTCCGGTAACTGGGAATATAGGCACCCCACCGCATACACACTACCCGGGCTGTGGACATTTACATCACGATTATCATGTCACACCTCCGTATAACAGTGGGCATTATCATTTAGACCATTATCATTATAATGATGGTCGATATGGATGGCATAATCATCAGGGTCGTAGATATCCTGTAGTGTATGAGTTCCGCAATTATCGTGGAGAACAATGTCGAGAGTTTCAGATGGAAGTGAACATCGGCGGACGTTATGAATTGGCATGGGGAGTAGCCTGTAGAGATTATAGAGGCTATTGGATATTATCAAGATGAGGAAACAGAAACAAATGGATTGGGTAGGTGATGTTCGTGTGGACAATTGGGATGGTGTTGAAGATGTTTTTGATAGAGTTGAAGAGGATACAACTGTTGTTATAACAGGACCCTTTAACGAGGAAAAAGAAACAGACTATCGAGTACGTTGGTGCAAAGGCACTGATCTAGAACCAGTCGGTGGTGTGAAGGGTGATGAAGATGCACAGATTCTCTATTTACATCCTGAAGCCGGGTGGTTAGAAATTCCAGCATTTTAAGGACAGAGATTGGGAACGGGTTTTTATAGATTCCGAATCTATGCCAACCGCTATCCCCTCTCTCCTAGGCCTTAGTATAATCGGAAGTTATACCGAGATGCTTATTACTATTTAGTAATTAACTTTAGATTTGAAAAGGTCCGTTAGTGAAATTGGTCATCACGCTAGCCTGTCACGCTGGTATTACGAGTTCAAGTCTCGTACGGACCGCCACTAAATATACCGTTGCATCTTGTTCCTTGACTCGGACTCAAGGGTAGATTAACGTCTACAAGGTTGGCTCTGACAATTATGTGCCTGTTGATGATCGTAGTTCTATCTACTAATTCGAGGCACCGCAACATACATGGAGAAGGACAATGAAACCTGAACGAATATATAAGTAGTATAATAGGAGTTTATAAATGATATACATAGAAAATTCCAACGATTATAGGTTATGAAAAAGGCTCTGATACACCCGATATCCTCTGACCTCTAGTTGGTACCTGAAACCCCCACCCAACGTCGGTGCACCGGCCTCTTGATGTGGGGGATTTCTTTTTTTATAAATAAGAAAAGCACTAGGAGAATAATATGACACAGTTAATTGAACCAAAGAAGTTTACAGAAGTGACGACCGCATTGCGGTCCTTTTTTTTGTCTAGGGACTTTGAAGAAGTCCATACCCAGAACAGGCTAAGCATTCTTGCGGCTTGTGAGGACCCAACAACAGTATCAACATATCATTATGCAGGAGAAGTATGGCCCCTGCCCCAGACAGGCCAAATGTGGCTTGAATATGAATTACTTACTCGCCCCGCAACGCCGGGGTTTTTTTGTGTCTCCACGTCCTATCGGCAAGAACCAAACCCGATAGAAGGCAGACACGATCTTATATTTCCGATGTTCGAGTTCGAGTTTCCCGGAACTATGTCGGACCTGGAGGTCTTGGAAAAGGAACTGATAGAACATCTAGGGATGGGCACACAACATGGTGTAGTTGCTAAAGACTACAACGAGTGGTGCAAAGAGTTTGGTGTAACAGAATTAGGACATGAGCATGAAGATGCCATGTGTAAGAAGTGGCAAGGCAGAGTATGCATGATCAAAAACTTTCCCAATCACACAAGCCCATTTTGGAACATGAAGCAGAACGGCGACGGCACGGCTGCTAAGATCGACGTTATCATATCAGGACAGGAAACGATAGGGTCAGCTGAGCGATCATCAGACCCAGAGGAAATGCGGGAGATGTTCAACACGATCAGTGAAGGGATGTATGCAGACCTGTTGTTCGGTCGATTCGGTAAGGATAGAGTTGAAAAAGAGTTAGATGATTTCTTGAGTCTTGACATGATACCCAGAGTAGGTGGGGGTATCGGATTGACTAGATTGATACGAGCTCAAAATGATTATGATGTCAGACGAATTGTAGTAAATATGTAGAAAAGAATAGTCCGGGGTGGCGGAAACGGCAGACGCATCAGGCAGTTTACCTGAGGTCCATTGGACGTGGTGGTTCGATCCCACCCCCCGGAGCCACTATTTATATTTTCTATATAAATATAGATATGAATACAGGATTTCTAGGACGGGATGGGTTTGTTTGGTTTGTAGGTGTAGTAGAAGATAGACATGACCCAGAAAAGCTGGGTCGAGTAAAGGTTCGAGCACTTGGCTATCATACAGACGATAAAGAGTTAATAAAGACAGCAGACCTGCCATGGGCTGAAGTTATGCAGCCTGCGGGAGGCAATGCTATGTCTGGGATAGGAGACTCACCTATTGGCATTGTTGAAGGCTCATGGGTTGTAGGTTTTTTTAGAGATCCAGAGTCTTTGCAAGAGCCCATCATCATGGGTACATTACCTGGTAAGAATACTAGAGTAGCTACACAGATGAAGGCTCATGGTCCTGCTAGAGGGACAGATAATCAGTTTGGGTTTTATGATCCAACAACCGTGAGTTCCGATCTACCTTACGAGCCTGATGACACTACATACAGACCCTCTGGAGGGTCAGGCTCAGATGTAACAAAGATTGCTGAAGTCCCCGATCTCCGGATACGCACCTATACAGAGATTAACAAGCCCCCCACAAAGTTGAGTACAGCATCAGCAACTGTTGGCACTCATTCTCAAGGTCTTTTCGATACGTTTGGAACAACCAGACGATTAACAGTAGAGGCTGCTGTCGATTCTGGTAAGAGCTATGGTGATGCATCTATAACATCAGATTGGGAAAAAGATAGAGAAGAAAGTCCAACAGGAACAGCTGCTGCAAATAAGGCAGGTAAAATTGTCAGCACAGGGTATCTAGAAACAGATACTAGAGGATCTACAGGTGCCTATTGGCCTCTAATTGCAGAGAAGGCTGCTGCAGATAGAACTCCTTATCCTAGACTTGATACAATCTTAAAATCAGCTCTGACAACTGTACAAGAAAAATATATAAGAGGACTATTTGAAGATGGGGTATATGGATTTAAATCCAAAGGCGGCGGCAAATTTTTTGATGACCTTTCAGCATCTGAATCAATCATACTACCTAGAAACGATACCGGTCGGCTAGCCCAAGCGGGGGCAACGATCACCAGTATTAGTGCGACTGGTGAGTCAATCTCGCTCAGTTATAAAGTAAAGCCGAATGTTGGTAAGGACGATAAAGTACAGTTTGCAGGTATTGTTGGTATGGAGACCATGAATGGTCAGACGTTTACACTGAAGTCAGCGAGTTTAGGAGCCACATCTGGTACAGTTACAATATCTGCTCCCGGAGACAAGCCGTTGGGTGAATACGTCCGTGGCGGCAGTATGTTGGTGGACCCGCACCCGGTGTTAGCGAACAAGACGGACACAAGAGAACGACAAATCAATATAGGTGGACCCGATCTTACAGGAGAGTATACAGGGTTTTGGAACCAACCGACCAGTCGATATGCAGCAGTCTATCCATACAATCATGTTTACGAATCCGAATCAGGACATATAAAGGAATTTGACGATACACCTGGAGCAGAACGTATCCATGAGTATCATCGAGCAGGCACCTTTTACGAGATCGACCCAGAGGGTACGAAGGTCGATTATGTGAAGGGAGACAACTACAACATCCGAGTGCATGACGATTATCTGTATGTTAAAGGTCATGTCGTTTGGACTGGTGATAACGATATGCTGATCGCTTCTAACGAGAAGATGGGTTTATCGTCCAAGTGGAGGCTGTCAATTTCTGCTGGAGGAGATGTTGAGATTTATTCTAAACGTAACCTAAACTTTAGGGCAGAGGGAGATATCAATATGTTGGCAGGTGGTAATATAAGTCTAGAGGCAGAAGTTACTACAGATCAACACGACAATTATGCTACTCCAGCGGGCTCTAGGGCTAAAGAAACAATATCAAATATCAATTTACTATCAGGCACAGTTACTACAAAAGCAGGTGATGGAAATATCTCCATGTTTACCACTAAAGGAGATATATCAATAGCGACAGAGAACCCAAGTTCTGGTGGCCATATTTCTGTGTACAGTAAGAAAGGACAAATTAGGGTCAAGGCACCTGATGATAACATTTCATTATATACTAGTTCAGGAGAAGTACATGAACAGGGTGCAAACATCTATATGAATTCAGGAAAAGCAACACCTGATTCTCCTTCAGAACCTACTATAGACTTATTAACAATAACACAAAATGCTGATAGTGTAACAACAGGCATCACAGGTCAGGGTGCAGGATTGGGTATAGATGCAACTGGCGATAACATAAGAAAACTGAGGAAATAAAATGAAAGGAGAATATGTAATAATGGTTGCTGGAGAATTGATAACGTATACAGATTACGATGATATTCCGGATACGTTTGAGCACGTGATTAAATTTATACCAGATTGGCCTGAGTCACCACACACTCAAGAAGATCACGACTATATGGAAACCTTTAATGATAAACTACAAGTGTTAATGGAGAGAGAAAGACTATGCCAGCTGTAACTAGATTAGGTGATGCCGATGTAACACATTGTACAGGTATGACAAGGTTAGGTAAAAGTGATGATGTGTACGCAAACAATATTAAAGTATCTCGACAGGGAGATAATAATACTTCTCATTTATTGCCACCAGATATTCCTCCGTGTCCAGGTCATTCAGCTCCTATTGCTACAGGTAGTACGACGGTGTTTGTAAATTCTAAAGGATGTGGTAGAGTAGGGGATGGGATTACTGGGTGTACTTCAGTAGCTGCGGGTTCACCTGATGTATTTGCTGGACCTTAATTAAAAATCTATGAAGGTGTATAAATATTAGCGATGGCAACAACAGTTAATACGGGCCTTAGTGATGCCCAAATAGTAAACGAAAGTCCTGCAAGTTCTTACATATACAAGGACCTAAATCTTTTTTTCTCTAAACATCCTGTATCAGATGATGTTACGAGTGTTACTGATGTCCAAGCGATAAAGAGAAGCGTTCGCAATCTAGTGTTAACGGATCGTGGTGAGCGATTGTTTCATCCTGAAATTGGAGGCAATGTTAGAGGGTCATTATTCAATACCTTTAGCCCAATAACTCAGCATGAAATAGAGCAGGCGGTATTTGAAGTCATATTTAATTTTGAGCCTAGAGTTTTAGTAGAAAAGGTTACCGTAAATGACCCCGATGGCATAGATTTAGATGCGAACCGTTTACGAATTACGGTGCAGTTTAGTTTACGAAATGTTCCAAACGAAATACAAGAAGTAGAAATTTTCTTAAATAGGATACGATAATGGCAGTCAATACACAAGGCAAACTAGAGATTACAGATGTTGATTTTGATACTATCAAAACAAATCTTAAAACTTACTTGAAGGGTCAGACCCAATTTACAGATTATGATTTTGATGGGTCAGGTCTTTCAGTCTTGCTAGATGTGCTGGCCTATAACACACATTACAATGCCTTCATGGCAAATATGTTGGCCAATGAAATGTTCCTAGATACTGCTGTGAAAAGGAACTCTGTTGTGTCCCATGCTAAGGCGATGGGTTATACTCCAGTATCAGTCCGAGCTCCATCTACAACAGTAGACGTTACTGTAAACGATGCTAATAGTGCTAGTCTTACCTTGTATGCAGGTCATGTGTTCAATGCTGCAACGACAGGTACGTCTTTTCAGTTTGTGAACATAGCTGACGTTACAATTCAAGCTGCCGATACTTATGTCTTTTCTGGATTAAAACTGTATGAGGGTACTTGGACAGAAACAAAATATACTGTTAATATTTCTGATGCAGACCAAAGGTTTATCATACCCAACGAAAATGTAGATATCTCTACGGTGTTAGTAACGGTGCAGACAAGTTCTTCTGACTCTACAACAACCACATATACAAAGGCAAATAATTTGGTAGATGTTAAGAGCACAACTACTGCATTTTTCTGTCAAGAAACAACAGAGGGTGAGTGGCAAATTTATTTCGGAGATGATGTGATAGGTAAGAAACTTATAGATGGTAACATTATCTCTATAAGCTATGTGGTCACAAATCAAGGTGACGCAAATGGGGCATCCACGTTTACATCTTCAGGTGCTATAGGAACATTTACTGACATTACCGTGACAACAATAAGTGCAGCTGCCGGCGGCGCTGCGGCTGAAAATATTGGAGCGATTCAATTTAACGCTCCGTTTAGTTACGCTGCACAGAACAGAGCTGTGACGGCAAACGATTATAAGGCTCTTGTGCCACAATTGTACTCCAACATATCCTCTATTGCGGTGTGGGGTGGAGAGTATGCAGACCCTGCTGTGTATGGTAAAGTTTTTGTTAGTATAAAGACACCTGCAGGAACTAATCTTACTGCCAACACAAAGGAGTCAATCAGAACTTTGTTGGCAGACTACACTGTAGCGAGTATCACTCCAGAGTTTGTTGACCCGATAACGATTAAGATTATACCTACTATTAATTTTAAATATAACCCATCTGTAACTACAAAGACTAATACTGCTTTGATAACCTTGGTAACAACAGCAGTCAATACTTTTAGTAATGATAACCTAGAAAAATTTGAAGGTGTTTTTAGATACAGTAATTTTGGTCGAACAATAGATGATGTAGATGATTCAATACTGTCAAACATTGTAATCATAAAAATAAGTCAAGCCTTTACACCTACATTGGCAGCTGCTACAAAATATACTATTGCATTTAGTAATCCAATTTTAGATCCTGATGCAGGAGCAAAGAATGTATCGTCTACAGGGTTCACTATTACAAGCAATTCAAATGGGGAACATTTCCTAGATGATGATGGGGAAGGGAACCTAAGGACATATTATCTTGTAGGCACAACCAAGACATATGAGAGTGCTAGTGTAGGCACAATCAATTACAGTACAGGAGAGATCATATTAAGTTCTATAGACATTGCAACAGTAAGTAATTCTGATGACACAATAACAGTAACCGTTATTCCTAATTCTAACGATATTGTTCCTGTTCGCAATCAGGTTCTAGAAATAGACTCTACAAATTTAACAATAGCAGGAACAGCCGATACAATTGCATCAGGCGCCTCTAACGCCGGTACATCATATACTACAGTAACATCTTATAACTAATGGCTACACTGACAAAAAAGACCTCTACTAGGATTGCTGAGTTATTTCCTGAGTTTGTTCGAGCAGATGCTGCAGGAGTAATCCCCTTTCTAGAAAAATATTATGAATTTTTAGAGAGTGCTGAGTTAGTATTAGAATCAATTGGTGCTGTTGATCAGATCCTTTTAGAAGAAGGCACAAATCAATTTATAATCCAAGAAACTGCTACTATTAGAACAAATGAGTTTGTTCAGGCTGGCGCAGACCGTATAGTTCAAGAAACTTCAGATCGAGCAGCGTTTCAAAATGGTGAGATCATCACCGGCGCTACTTCAGGTGCAACAGCAACAATCCGTACAGAAGATATCAATTTGGGTTCAAGACTGTTTATATCTTCCCAAAATTTGTTTCTTATAGGTGAAGAAATTTCTGGGGCCACATCTGGCGCTAACGCTGTAATAAAATCATACCGAGCAAACCCTGTAGAAAATATTACAGACTTGATGAAATATGCAGACGTTGATGATACAGTAGATACATTTTTTGATCAGTTTAAGAACCAATTTTTAAGAACAATACCAAAGTCTTTAGCTACAGGTGTCAACAAAAGAAATCTGTTAAAGAACATCAAGGACCTTTATCGAGTTAAAGGTACACGAAAGGGTCATGAATTATTTTTTAGAATCCTTCTAAACGAAGATGTAGAACTTTATTATCCTGCCAAAGATATGCTT